CGATTAATTCTTTAAATGAAGAGTTAAATTCTTTAAAGGAATATAAGCTTGGTATTGAAACTAAGCAGAAGGAAGCTGTTATTAATGAGTACACTGAGCATCTGCCTGAAGAGGTTCTGGACACTTATCGTGAGAAGATCTCTGAATATGATGCCGAAGAGCTTGATATGCGGCTTGCTTATGAGCTGAAAAAGAGTAATTCTTCTATTTTCACTAAGAATAGTGATGAGGGAATCGTCCCCAAAGATACCCCACTTGATGGGTTAACTGCTATTTTATCAAAATATAAAAAGTAATTAGGAGGCTATTTAAATGGCTAGAATGGTTATTGATGGTTTCGGCCAAGTCGAACTTAACAATGTTGCTTTCCGTCGGGATGGCCGCATTGAAGCCCAGTGCGCTCTTGATACTGCTGCTTTTACTAGCAATGTTCCATGTGAGAATGGTATGATCCTTCGCGTTAAGAAAGCAGAGCACAAGATCACCTTCGCAGATGCTTCTGCCGAAAACCAACTCTATGCTCTTAATTATACTTCTGAGCATATGTACGATGAGCGTAAGCCTGGTTTAAAGAACTTCAGTCTTTCTGCTCAAAAGAATGAAAAGGGTCAGGACTTCTATCCACGCGTGGGTTATCTCGCTGCTGGCGACCTCTGGACTACTAACTGCATTGATCTTGGTACTTATGCAAATGCTTCTGCTGTTCAGTCCGCGCTTGCTTCTGGTAGTGCTGTGTATGCTGCTGTTGGTACTCAGGGTGCCGTGGTTCTTGGTTCTGCTGTTCCCACTGTTGGTCCTGTGATCCAAGTTATTAAAAAGACTACAATGCCTGATGGTCAGGATGCTTTCCAACTTCAGGTTCTTGCTGTTTAATTTTAGGAGGGTAAATTATTATGACACTTAATGAATTAAGAGAACTTGCCCTTCATGCCGTTAAGGGTACTGCTCCTGACACCTTCACTGTTGAGAATGTCAACGAAGCTTTTGCTGATGGTTTAAAGGAGTTTGCTGGTTCTTATAACCAGTTTATGAAGAATCGTTATGATCTCTATGATATTATCATTGAGTCTATTGATGAAATTCTTCCTCGTGATGTTATGGCCGCGATCGGTCAGTTTGCTGAAGTGCAGACTGTTGCCCAGGGTCAGAAGGCTATGTTTAAGAAAAAGCTCGGCCGTGCCCGTGCTAAGAAGTTTCTTACTCAGGTTGGTCTGAGTGGTGTGTATGAGACGTTCCGTCTCGATAGTGAAACTTTCGAGCTTGGTGCTCATGCTGTTGGTGGCGGTGCTACTATCGACTTCGAGCGTATGCTTGATGGTGCCGAATCTCTGGCTGAAGTTGTTGGTATTGTGACTGAAGGTCTTACCAATGCTGTGTATGTTGAAGTTGAGCGTGCTCTGGTTGCAGCTTATGATAATATGCCTGCTACTAATAAGTATAAGGGTGCTTGGAGTGCTGATGAAATGGTCAAGCTTATGAATATTGTTCGTGCTTATGGCCAGCCAGTTATCTTTGCTTGCCCCGAGTTCATTGCTAAGATGGGTGCTGACGCTATTGTTCCAGTTCTGGCTAATGATAGTACAAAAGTGGCTCAAGGAATTTATAGTCCTAAAGATATTGATGCTATTCATGATCAAGGATTTATTAATGTATTCCGTGGTGCTACCGTGGTTCAGATTCCTCAGTCTTTTGTTGATGAGACTAACACCGAGACTTATGTTGATCCAAGTCGTGCTTACGTGTTCCCAGCCGGTGCTGAGAAAGTTGTGAAGGTTGTTCTTGAAGGCTCTACTCAAATCCGTGATCATGAGAACAAGGATAACTCTATGGAAGTCTATGCATGGAAGAAGATGGGTTGCGCCATTCTGCATCACAATAATTGGTGTATCTATTGGAACTCCAGCATTGCCGATACTTCGGCTAAGGACATCTACGGTTATTAATATATAAACCTTATTAAAGGGAAGGGATAATTCCCTTCCCCTTATTTTTAAATTTAGGAGTAAAAAGGAGAAAAGATTATGTCAGATAAAGTAAAAGTTATTAGTGCCTTTGATGGCCGTTGTGGCATTGATAATAGTGATTTACACATTTCACGTCGTTGGCCTGCACGTGGTTCTCATGTTATGTTAGATCGTAATGTGATTGAAGAACTTATGTATGATGATGCTTTTAAAAATATGGTTGAAGACGGTACTTTATATATTGAAGATTTTGAATTAAAGAAGGAATTGGGTATCGAGCCAGAAGATGCAGAAACCCCAACAATTATTTATCTTGGTGATAAAGAACTTGAGCGTTACTGGAAAATTATGCCGCTGCCGCAGTTTAAAATTGAAGTAAAAAATTTGAAGAAGGCACAATTAGATTCATTAGTTGATTATGCTATGAAGCATGGTGACGATGGTAGTATTCAAAAAGCAAATTACTTGACCGAGATTACTGGTCGAAATATTCTTAAGGGGATTGAGCTTCAAAAAACAATTACCGCGGAGGGATGATAAATGACAAGCTTCCAAACGGTATATGATGCCTTTTTGGCAAAAATGTTAGATGACGAATGGAGCGTTTGGGAAGAAGAAGATATGCAAGAAGATTGGAAAGCTATCTTAAAAGGCGCTCTGCCGTGGTTTAAGTTCCCTCGTGTTTCTCTTGATACAGATGGAGATCAGTTTGTTGAAGATTTAAATAACGAAGAAATTTAGATTTTGGCTACTTATATGAAATGTGAGTGGCTGAATCGTACTATTCTGACATGGGAAAATGTAAAACCGCTTTATGAAGAAAGAGATTTTTCACAAGCGAATTTACTTGATAAGTTTAATTAGATGTTAGAATAGGAAAAGAAAAATGCAGCTCGTCTTGAAGCTGTATATTATAGATCTATTCAAAGGAAGCCTTTCGACTATACTCGTTTGGCTACGGCAATAGCAGATGGCTGAAGTTCTTGAAGGTTATAATAACAATTTGAAAAATCGTCTTTATGGAGTATTATGTGAGTATGAGAAAGGTGGAGAATGGGAAAAGTTTCTTAATTCTATCTTGATTGAACTTATGTCATATCCAGAAGATCATAAAACAATTGATTATTATAAATTATATACAAAAGTTTCTTCACTTCGTTATTTAAGTTATAATTATTTTAGAAGTACAGTCTTTGATTGTATGAGTTTATTATCAAAATTATGAGTTATTTTGATATTTATAAATTACGTTTGAATCGCTTTGGAACTGATTATCAATCTCGTATTTAGGGTGAGCGAGAACATTTATTTGATTTATATTTGCTAAAATCAATTTATCGAGTTGATTTTATATATGAAGGTCAGCATTATGCTGGCAGTTTAGAAAGAAATAAACAAGATAATAGTGAAACTCGACAATATTTGTTAACAAATATTGATTTAAATATTCCAAATGGTACAATTTTAATGTTAACTAATAAGGATAATGTTGAAATGCCATGGATGATTTATTATCTTGAGAATATAAAAGCAAGTGGTTATAATAGATATATAGTATTAAAAATGACTCATATATTGCGGTGGACCGCACGTGATGGATCTGAGCAAGAATCTTATGCTTATATGTATGGTCAAGAAGATAACATGTTAAAGAATGAAATTAGATCTCGTTCACGTATGGATACTATATATGAAGAAAATTTAAAACTTAGTTTTTTTGTATTACCAGCAAATGGTAATTTGAAGATTGATGACTATTTTGTTATTGGTGAGAAACCATTACAAGAATATTATCGAGTAACTGGTTATGACATTCAATCTACTCCTGGAGTGGAATTTGTAAGCGTTGATCCTATTTATGAATTTGATTTGAGTGCACCACCAGAGAAAACAGAAGAAGATAATGATGAAGATACTTCTGGTTTAATGGAGGTGTAGAATAATGGCCACACGCAATTTAGCTGATTTGGGATTAAATTTATAGAAGATTATAACTCGTCTTTAGACTAATTAGAATCTTTTGAAGTTGGTTTATTATACAAGTAAAGACCCTTTAAATGAAGAAGATCTTACAGAAGAACAAATTAAAACTGAAGTGTATAATAAATTAATTAAAATTGTGCCAAGAATTGGTTATAAAGAAACTGCGTAGAGTATGATTAGTATGCGTGTAGTGCGTGGTCGTAATAATCCAGAAAATGGAGAATTTCGTGACTTTGAAATTGATATAGAAGTTTTTGTTCCTTTAACTCAATGGTTTATTAAAGATTCTAATTTGCGACCATTTGCTATTATGGGTGAAATTCATAAAAGTTTAAATAATAAAACAATAAATGGTCTTGGAAAAATGACAGGTGGAAATTTTTAGATTAACTTCTTAACTGATGAAATAGTTAGTTATGAAATGGTTTATTACATAACAAGTTATGATTGATAGTAATGCTTTTCTTGGTTTACCAATTAAATTTAAATCAATTTGTAAAATATATCCACCAAAAATCCAAGAGATTTTAACTGAAGAAAATTATCCAGTATATAGAAAGTTATTTTTGACTACACAAGAAGATATAGAAGATGAATTTGCTGAAAGCAAACTCCCAATGGATAAAGTTCCAGATCCAATGAATTATTTATTTTAGTTGGCTGGCGATATTCGTATTAAAAAAATAGCTTTAGATGGTTTTCAATTCTTTTTACATGAACCGGTGTTACTATTAGCTGATCAATAGATGATTATAATTGGTAATTTACAAGAAGATTTAGTTCACGCTAAATCTATTAATGATTTACGAATTATAAAAAAAGAAGATTATTTTGATTTTCAAAATACCTTGCGGCGCGCGATTGGTGAAAAAGAAGTTGAGCCATATAATCCAGATGAAAATCCAAAAATAAAATATTTTAAAGCTAAGGCTCGTTTACGTGATAGAGTTAAAGCAAAATCTAAAGATTCGCTTACTTTAGGCTCAACTTTAGCATCAATTTGTTGTATGGGTCTTGGTATAACTCCACTTAATGTCGGAGAGTTAAGCTAGGCCGCAATTTCAGTTATTGTACGCACGTATCAAGAGAAAGATAAATATGATATTGATGTATAGTCTTTGCTTGCTGGAGCGGATAGCAAAAAAGTAAAACCGCAATTTTGGATTAGAAATATAGAAGATTTATAATATAGGAGGTCATTTTAAATGGCTAGTATTTTAGATCGTTATGGCATTAAAGAAGTTGCCGACGTGACATTCTACAAGATTGGTCCTGATGGTAAACCAGCTGAGCCTGTTCTGTTTCTTGATACACTGAAAGTGTCTACAATTGAGCAGACTGCTGAAACTGTTGATGCTCGTGGTGGTAAAGGTAATCCTAAACTGATTACTTGGGACTATGGTAAGGAAATTACCGTTAACATTGAAGATGCTCTGTTTAGTCCAAAATCCATGGCCATTATGCTTGGTGATGGTACTGTTACCCCTGGTAATAAGTATATCCGTCATACTGCTGTTGTGCGTTTAGACTCTGAAGGTAAATTCCCAGAGTATTTTACTGCTGACGTTTATGATGCAAATATGGGTTCTGCTCGTAAAAAGATTTATATTGGTGCAAACGAAGCTGCTCCCGCAGGTATGGTAACTTTAGCAAGCTCTGGTGTTAAATTATACGATCAAACTAATTTCCCAGGTGCTCAACTCGTTACCGAAGCTGGTGTTGTGGTTGATAGTAATTTCACCGACACAGACCTTAAAGCAGCCGCAGCGAGTGCTGTGTATTCTAGCTATGCTGGACAGAAAATGATGTTTACTTATGGCGTTAAAGCCACCACCAAGGAAATCGTTGTTTCTGGTGATACCTTCCCAGGTACTTATTATGTTACTGGTGACACTTATGCTCGTTCCGATATCGATGGTCGTGACCAGTTCTTCCAGTTTGTTATTCAGAAGGCTAAGATGACTGCTGAGAATACCATTACTCTTGAAGCCGAAGGCGATCCTTCTACCTTCAGTATGAGTCTTACCGTTCTTCGTCCTGAAGATGGTGAAATGATGAAGCTCGTGCAGTATGATCTTGATCCTGTTAGCGCTGGCTAATTAAATAAGAAAAGT